GGTCTTATGGGCAGATTCTCTCCGAGGTGACAGGAGTTGATGCATTAAGGAGGCTAGATCTGATCTTCAAATGTTCTTTGGTGAGTCATAACACAAGGGGGTACAAAGACTCACTCACAATAGTTAGGGGTGCCTTTGAAGGATTCCTCAACTTTGTCTGGACATCTAGCCATGCTGTTATTCTAGAGATAGCACTTGAGGAGTCAAATACTAGAGGATCAATGTTGACTTACTCTGATGATGGGTTGCTTAGATTAACAATACCAGACACAATGCCTCCTGAGGAGATCCGTGAGATGGCAAAGAAAATACAGCAGGTATACAAACGACACGGTCTTGAGTTCAATTTCTCTAAGACAATGTGTTCTGACCGTGTGTGGGAGTATCTCGGAGAGGTCTGTGTTGAGGGATCAATGTGTCCAACTTACTCAAAGGAGCTATGTTCATTCAGCACATTGGAGGATAGAGGTGATCTAGATCTTATTACATCCCGATTTATGACTTATGAGTCACAGGGAACAGCATTAGCCAGGTCTGGGGCTCCGTCTGAGTCATGTGAGTTTCTCGTTACATACCAATGCCTGTCAACCCTTGTACGAATCTTCCCCGATATCCCAATCCAGGCAATAAAGGCCTTGCTGTATATTCCAGTTGAGGCTGGAGGGTTAAGGGTACCAACAGCTCTCGAAATGGCCTCAATGTCCTCAATACCGTCATCATCAGAGTTCTGGTCTGACCTGGTTCTTCTGGAGAGATCAGTCCCAAAGCTCGCATCTTTAATCTGCCAGTATATGATGGAGTCAATCCCTGAGAGGAGAGTGGCCGGGAGGTCAATAATAATGGGGGAGTACTTTCCATCTGTCCAAGGTAGATTAGATGGGCGTGAGATTAGGAATTGGTTAACAGATAAGCTTAGGGATAGACTTGGATCCGTTGTCCCTAAGAACCCACTTACGAACTCAAAAATCAACCTAGTTTCAGAGGTATTGCGAGGGATGATGAACATAAACCCTAAGGTGATATCCAGACTTATCGAGGCAACACCGGACATGCAGAAATACCTGGAATTCACTGATAACGTTACAAAAAGCGGGTCCTTGAGAATGTTACGTCCAGAGGAAAAATTGGCTGCCATGTTTAAGGACAAAAGGATGTTACAATCAAGGCTTCAGGGATTGAGAAAAATGTTATCATGCAAACCAGAGGCTAAGGCAATTGACTTAGGGAAGGCACTTTTTGAGGGATACTACAGCGAGTATGATGTAGCTCTTCCCAAATTCTCCCTAAGAGAATCTGTTAGGTTGGCAAAGAAAGGGGAGGTCCCAGATGTTACAGTACTATTTGATATTACACCTGCTGATGACGATACAAGGTCATTCAATGATCTCCAATACACAGAGCCAACTATGTCATCTGTGAACCCCATTAGGTCATCAATGTGGTCAGAACATGTTGCACAATCTGTTGAGCTGAAAGACCAGCGAAAATATGCGTCATTCTTAGCTTCCATCTTGGTTTCCTGCCCAGAAGTTGGGCCGGCACTAGAGGTCATCTCAGAGATATTTGGTGTGAGAATTCCTCCAATCCCTCCAGAGCTTGCTGAGAATGTGG